TAAACGTTGGGATAGCGATATGAAAAGTGATTCATGGCTTTCAAAAAACACTAGGCCTTTAGCTTTAATATTTTTAACAGTATCTCTTGTTTCTTTTATACTATTAGATGGATTTGACATTAGCTTTGGAATAGATACTGGTTGGATAGATTTATTAAAATCTCTTCTAATTACTGTTTATGTAGCTTATTTTGGCTCTCGAGGAGCTGAAAAGTTTAAATCAATATCAAAAAAATAAACCTTAAAATTAACAATTAATCAAATAAAATTTAATCAAAAAAAAAACCAAAATTATGAGTAAAGAATTAAAAGTAACACCGGAACAATTAGAAAAAATTCAAGCACAACAAAGCGTTAGAACTAGATTATTACTAGACATAGGTTCTGTTGAAGCGCAAAAATTTGACTTAATGAACGCTTTAGCTAATGTTGCTGCTAAAACAAAAGAAACTGCTGAAGAACTTGAAAAAGAATACGGCAAAATTAATATTAACTTAGATGACGGTACTTACGAAGAAGTAGTACTAGAAGAAGATAAAGAAGAAGAAGAAAAATAATAGAATTTCCTATGGCTAAATTAATTAGAAAAATAAGCATAGGAACTGACTATAAAAATGAAGCAATGCATTACTCCGTAGGTCAACAGGTTTACGGAGGTCATTGTATTTCTAATATATTGCTAGATCAAAAAGATGATTCTTACAATATATATATTGAAAAAAATAACGAAACAATACCGTGGAAGAAATTTAACTCTAACATGGCTATTTCAATTGAATATAATTTAGAATACTAATGCAAAGTTTATTTAATTTTATAGTACAACCTAAAAACGGTAGGTACAGTAATGAAGTTTCTGTAGGTGATAAAAAGCTTATATTAAACACAACAATGGACGATCACAAGTTTGTTAACAGAATAGGTATAGTTAAATCAATACCTTTGATAGGCAAAACAAATATACAAGTAGGAGATGAAGTTATAATACATCACAATGTATTTAGAAGATTTCATGATGTAAAAGGTAGAGAAAAAAATAGCTCTTCTTATTTTAAAGAAGATTTATATTTTTGTTATGAAGAACAAGTATTTTTATTTAAGCACAATAACAAGTGGCAAACACCACTTAATTATTGTTTTGTAAAACCTATAGTTAAAAAAACAATGTCTCTTGTAAGTGAGCAAAAAGAACGCAGACTTATTGGTATACTAAAATATGGTAATAGTTCCTTAGATGCGCTAGAAATAAACGAGGGGAGCCTAGTCGGGTTCAGCCCTAGCAGTGAATACGAGTTTATAATCGACAATGATAGATTATACCGTATGAGAACTCAAGATATTACAATCAAATATGAAAATAAAGGAGACGAAGTTGAATATAATCCAAGCTGGGCAAGTGGCTGTGGACGAACTTATTAAAGTTGCAAAAGAACCTATAGTAGACTCAGGAGACGATATAACAGCTGATAGGCTTAAAAACGCTGCTGCAACTAAAAAGTTAGCTATATTTGATGCTTTTGAAATACTTAAACGTATTGAAGAAGAAAAAAATATGTTAAACGATAAACCTAAAGAAGTTAAAAAAGAAACTAGCTTTAAAGGGTTTGCTGAAAAAAGGTCTAAGTAATGGCTTATCAACAAACTTTATATAAAATATTAGACGATCATATAAAACAAAAAATTATAGATCGCATGAATAGATACAACAAGTGGAAGTATGGATATAACGAAGAGTATGATGTTGTAGTTATAAGCACTACAGGTAAAATAGGTGAAATATATGAGATACAAAATCTTAGAATAGCATTACCTTTATGTGAAAAAGCTTATAAAAAATCAAACAAAAAAGAAGAACAATATTGGCAGCCTTTTGAATATCCTAAAGAATTAAACGCAATTAAAACTGTGTTTGACTGGAAAGAATACCCTGATGAATTTAAAGAAAGGTGGTATGAATATATAGACGAAGAATTTAAACGTCGTGAAGAAGGTTTTTGGTTTAACAACAATGGTAAACCTACTTTTATTACTGGGCCTCATTATATGTATTTACAGTGGACTAAAATAGATATTGGAAAACCTGATTTTAGAGAAGCTAATCGTTTGTTTTTTATATTTTGGGCTGCTTGTTTAGCAGATTTACGATGTTATGGTATGTCTTATCTTAAAAACAGACGTTCTGGATTTTCTTTTATGGCGTCTGGAGTATGTGTAGATATGGCAACAATATCAACTGATTCACGTTTTGGTATATTATCAAAGTCAGGTGCTGATGCTAAAAAAATGTTTACAGACAAAGTAGTACCAATATCAGTAAATTATCCGTTTTTCTTTAAACCAATACAAGACGGTATGGATCGTCCTAAGACTGAAATAGCTTATAGAGTTCCAGCTTCAAAGCTAACAAGAAAATCAATATTAAAAACTACAGAAGCTAGCGAGGCTTTAACAGGTCTTGATACAACTATTGATTGGAAAAACACAGGAGACAACGCTTATGATGGTGAAAAATTAAAGTTACTAGTACATGATGAAAGCGGTAAATGGGAAAGACCTAACAATATATTAAATAACTGGAGAGTTACAAAAACTACTCTTAGGTTAGGATCAAGAATTATAGGTAAGTGTATGATGGGTTCAACATCAAACGCTTTAGATAAAGGTGGAGATAATTTTAAAGATTTATATTATGACTCAGATGTTACAGAAAGAAACCGCAACGGACAGACTCGCTCAGGACTCTATTCTTTGTTCATACCTATGGAATGGAACTACGAAGGATACATTGATATGTATGGAATACCTGTATTTGACACGCCAAGCAAACCACAAAAAAGCCCTGATGGACAACTTATTAAAATAGGTGTAATAAACTATTGGGACAATGAAGTTGAAGGGTTAAAACAAGATCAAGATGGTTTAAATGAATTTTATAGACAGTTTCCAAGAAGCGAAAAACATGCTTTTAGAGATGAAACTAAACAGTCTTTATTTAACCTTACAAAAATATACGAACAAATAGATTACAACGAAGACACTAAAATGTCTGCAAAAGTAACTCAAGGTAGTTTTCAATGGAAAAACGGTATTAAAGATACAACTGTAGAATTTATGCCAAATAGAAATGGTAGGTTTAAAATAAGCTGGATACCTGAATTAGGTTTACAAAATAGACAACTAATTAAAAACGGTATGAAACATCCAGGTAATGAACACGTTGGTGCTTTTGGTTGTGATAGTTATGATATATCAGGCACAGTAGATAGGTTAGGTTCTAACGGAGCTTTACATGGTGTTACTAAGTTTTCTATGGAAAATGTACCAGCAAACAGAATTTTTTTAGAATACGTTGCAAGGCCACAAACTGCTGAAATATTTTTTGAAGACGTTTTAATGGCATTAATTTTTTATGGTATGCCAATACTATGTGAAAATAATAAACCAAGACTTTTGTATTACTTAAAAAGAAGAGGTTATAGAGCGTATTCTATGAACAGGCCAGATAAAATTTATAGCAAACTATCTGTAACAGAAAAAGAAATAGGCGGTATACCTAACTCTAGCGAAGACATTAAACAAGCTCACGCGGCTGCAATTGAGTCTTATATAGAAAACTACGTAGGAATAAAAAATGATAGTTATGGAGATATGTATTTCCAAAGAACATTAGAAGACTGGGCAAAATTTGATATTAATAATAGAACTAAGTTTGATGCTTCTATTTCCTCTGGTTTAGCTATCATGGCATGTAACAGAAATTTATACAAGCCAGTTAAACAAAGAGAAACAAAAAATATAAATCTTGGTATCAAAAGATATAACAACAAAGGACTAAGATCTCAAATAATATAAACACATGATTAATAACGGTATTAAAGGTTCTTTCCCTTCACAAGCAGTAAGTGATGTAGAGAAAATGAGTATGGAGTATGGTTCTAAAATAGGTAGAGCCATAGAACATGAGTGGTTTGGCGGATCTGGAAGTTCAACTAGATATAACACTTCTACTGAATCATTTCACACTTTAAGACTATATGCTAGGGGAGAACAATCTGTAAGAAAATATAAAGATGAGCTATCTATTAATGGTGATTTATCATATTTAAACTTAGACTGGAAACCAGTACCTATTATACCTAAGTTTGTAGATATAGTAGTCAACGGTATGGCAGATAGATCTTATGATATAAAAGCTTATTCACAAGATCCTGCTTCTATACAAGAAAGAACAGATTACGTTAAAAACATAGCAGACGATATGGTTGCTAAAAACTTTAACGATAATGTTGCTAACAACCTAGGTATAGACATGTACAAGACAGATCAATCTAAGTTGCCTGAAACCTCTCAAGAGCTAGAGCTACATATGCAGCTTGATTATAAACAATCAATTGAAATAGCAGAAGAAGAAGCTATTAATAGTGTTTTTGATAAAAACAAATACGAACTTATATCAAGAAGATTAAACTCTGATTTAATGATATTAGGTATTGGTGCTGTAAAAAGCACTTTTAATAAGTCAGAAGGTATAAAGGTTGAGTACGTAGACCCAGCTAACTTAGTTTATTCTTCTACTGAGTCGCCTTATTTTGATGATATATATTACGTTGGTGAAGTAAAAGATGTTTATTTAAATGATCTTAAAAAAGAGTTTCCACAACTAACTGACGAAGAGTTAAAAAAATACAACTCATACTCTAGTGGGTATCAACAAACAGGTAGCTACAACAACAAGTCACAAGATCAAAACTCTATAAGCGTTTTATATTTTGAATATAAAACCTATATGAACCAAGTTTATAAAATCAAAAAAACATCTAGCGGTGGTTATAAAGCTATAGAAAAAGATGATTCATTTAATCCGCCAGAAAATGAAAGTTTTGAAAAAGTAGATAGAGTTATTGAAGTTATATATTGTGGTACTAAAATATTAGGTAGTGGTGATGATATATTATATTGGGAGCTTAAAAAAAATATGATGCGACCTAAAGCTGATACTACAAAAGCAAGTATGAGCTACGCAATATGTGCGCCAAGAATGTACGAAGGTAGAATAGAGTCTTTAGTAAGTAGGATTACAGGTTTTGCTGATATGATTCAATTGACTCATTTAAAGCTACAACAAGTGTTAGCTAAAGTAGTGCCAGATGGTGTTTACTTAGACGCTGATGCTTTAGCAGAAATAGATTTAGGTAACGGTACAAATTATAATCCACAAGAAGCACTAAACATGTATTTTCAAACTGGATCTGTAATAGGTAGATCAATGACACAAGATGGCGATATGAACAGAGGTCGTTTACCAATAACTGAACTAAACTCAAATGGTGGTAATAATAAAATAGCATCATTAATACAAACGTATAACTATTACCTTCAAATGATGCGTGATGTTACAGGTTTAAACGAAGCAAGAGATGGCGCTATGCCAGACTCTAACGCTTTAGTAGGTTTACAAAAAATGGCGGCTGCTAATTCAAATACAGCTACTAGACACTTATTGCAATCAAGCTTATATTTAACGCTAACAATGGCGGAGTGTATTGCTATGAGGGTTTCAGATGTATTAGAATTTTCGCCAACAAAAGAATCTTTTGTAAAAACATTAGGTAAGTTTAACGTAGCTACTTTAGAGGAAATTTCTAATTTACATTTACACGACTTTGGTATATTTTTAGAGCTAGCTCCTGACGAAGAAGAAAAACAAAAGTTAGAAAATAATATTCAAGTAGCGCTACAAAGTGGTCAAGTTTTTCTTGAAGACGCTATTGACATTAGAGAAGTTAGAAACATTAAACTAGCTAATCAATTACTTAAAATACGTAGAAAGCAAAAGCAAGCTAAAGATCAAGAGTTGCAACAACAAAATATACAAGCTCAGTCACAGGCTAACGCTCAAGCTGCTCAACAAGCTACAGAAGCTGAAATGCAAAAGCAACAAGCTTTAGCACAAACAGAAGTACAGATACTACAGTCTAAATCTCAGTTTGATATACAAAAAATGGAAAGAGAAGCTGCTATTAAAAAAGAATTAATGCAGTACGAGTTTGAATTAAACATGCAGTTAAAAGAAAAAGAATTAGAACAAGTTAACAGCAAGGACAAATTTAAAGAAGATCGTAAAGACAAAAGAACAAAAATACAAGCATCACAACAAAGTGAGCTTATTTCGCAAAGAAAAAACAACGCTGCACCTAAAAGTTTTGAATCCGCAGGTATGGATAACTTAGATGGTTTTGGACTAGAACAGTTTGATCCGCGTTAATTATTAATTATTTAATTATATTATATTATGTCACAAGAAGAACAAGTAATTCAAGAGGTTGACAATCAAGAGACTCCGGTCGTAGAAACTCAACCAGTTAAGGAAGAAATTTCTTACAAAGAAGTAAAAGAAGATGGAACTATTAAGTTAGATTTATCAAAGTTAAACGAATTTCAAAAACAAAATCAAGATGCCGTATCCAAAGAAAGCAATGAAAGCAAAAGTGAAGAAAAAGAAAAAATCGAAGAAAAAGAAAATGAAGAAGTATTAGAGCAACAAACTCTAGAAGAAATAAAAGAAACATCTGTTGAAGTTGAAGAAACTAAAACAGAACAAATTGTTGAAGAAAAACAAGAAGTACCTGTAGCTCCTCAAGTAGAAATACCTGAAGGGCTAGGGGATCTTGTTAAATTCATGCAAGACACTGGTGGTAGTTTAGAAGACTACTCTAGATTAAATGCAGATTATTCAACAATAGATGACAATGCTCTAATTAAAGAGTATTACAAAAATACTAAACCTCATTTAAACAACGAAGAAATTAACTTTTTATTAGAAGATAATTATTCATTTGATGAGGAAATTGATGAGCCAAGAGATATTAAAAAGAAAAAATTGGCTTTCAAAGAAGAAATTGTAAAAGCAAGAAAACATCTTACTAGTCTAAAGGATCAGTATTACAAGGAAGTCAAGTTGGGTTCTAAGTTGACCGGCGAACAACAAGAAGCAATCGAATTTTACAATAAATACAACAAAGAACAAACTACTGCTAGTGAAGTTCAACAAAAACAGTTTAATCATTTTAAACAAACTACAGACAATCTTTTCAATAATGATTTCAAAGGTTTTGATTTCAACGTAGGTGAAAAGACGTATAGGTACAATGTTAATGATGCTGATAATGTTAAACAAAGCCAAAGCGACATACTAAACTTTGTAGGAGAGTTCCTAGACGAAGGAGGTATGATGAAAAACGCAAAAGGTTATCACAAAGCTTTATATGCTGGTAAAAATATTGACAAAATTGTTAAGCATTTTTATGAGCAAGGTAAAGCTGATGCTATTAAAAAAACCGCTGTCGATTCAAAAAATATTGACATGGGACCAAGAACAGCTAAACCTGTTGTTGATACCGGTGGTATGAAAATAAGAGTGTTAGGTGGTGATGATAGTTCTAGGTTGAAATTTAAAATTAGAAAATAATAACAACTTAAAATTAAAAAAAAATGGGATTTAATACATCTACAGGATTATTAGGGAGCTACTCTCTAACTCCAACGCCAAACCCTACTGTAAGTGATCAAAATTATATTGATTTCACAGCTACAGCTACTGCTGGTTGGGCGCAACAATACTTACCAGAACTATACGATCAAGAAGTTGAAAGATACGGAAATCGTACAATTGGTGGGTTTTTAAAAATGGTTGGCGCTGAAATGCCAATGACTTCTGATCAAGTAATTTGGTCTGAACAAAATAGATTACACATATCATATAATGGATGTACTACAGGCGCTGTAGTTGGAACAACTCAGGTTATTAATTTATCCCCAGGTGTTGCAACTGCTCAAAACGTTATATCTGTAAACGATACTGTTGTTGTTTTAGATCCAACATCTGGATTAGAAGCAAAAGCAATTGTTACAGCTACAACTGTTGGCGCAGGTGGAAACATTGTAGTTCAATCACTTTCAGGTGCTGGAGCTACTTTAACTGCTCAAGGTTTTGCTGCTGCAGGATTAAAAGTATTTGTATACGGTTCTGATTACGCGAAAGGTTCTACAATTGTTAGCAATAACGTTGTTACTGGTAGAGTATCTGTTGACCCAGTACTTACTCAATTTTCTAACTCTCCAATCATTATTAGAAACCAATACGTAGTTAATGGTTCTGATATGGCACAAATCGGTTGGGTTGAAGTAGCTACTGAAGATGGAACTTCTGGATACTTATGGTATTTAAAAGCTGAATCTGAAACTAGATTACGTTTCGAAGATTACTTAGAAATGAGTATGATTGAAGGTGAGCTTAATGCTTCTGCTTTAAATCCAAATACTCAAAGAGGTACACAAGGTT